ATCACCAACACCGAACGGCAGCGACGGACATTCACCCGTGCGGGGGATGTGGTGGGCGACAACACCAGGGTCGAGATCCTTTATGCTCAGGTGTGGGCGCAAAAGGCGATGGAGGATGAGATCAAGATCGTTGAGTTGAGCCGGAGGCTGTTAGGGCAACGGCAGGGCGGATATTCGACCGGGATAAGGGGTTGAGCAATGATGATGAAACGCTTTGTATTCATCCTCCTCGCGGTGCTGTGCGTTTCGGTAACGGCATACGCCGGGACACAGACTACCTCGACGACCACGGTTTCGACCATCATCGAAAGGGTGCGTCTTGAGATATGGGAGCCTTCGGCGCGTACCGTGTCAAATGACGACATCATATCGTGGATCAATGACGGCATGGTGGATCTCGCCAATAAGACCGGGTGCCTCGAAGAAACGACGATCAGTATCACGATTGTCGAAAACCAGTACACCTACGATATAACCACCGATTTCCTGTCCGTTGAGGGATGCTGGTACGATAGCGAAGACACCACTGACCCGGTGCGAGTCTCAACCCTGATCCGAGCGCCGATCTACAACATCCGTACCGGGCAGGAGAAGGAGCGTGGGAGGCCAAAGGCCTTCACCATTTGGGATAATGACCTGATCGTGTGGCCGATCCCGACAGCGGACCATGCCGGGGACACACTCAATCTTTATGCTGTTGCCATGCCTACATCGGTGTCGTCGGTGAGCGACAACATAGGGACCCCTTATTACCTGGACCAGGCGCTTATCTACTACGTTGCCATGCGTGTGGCACTTAAACACGGGGATAAAAACAGCCTTGAATCCTACAAAGGCATGTACGCAGAAGAGGTGAAAAACGCTTCGGAGAACATTGTAAGACGCAACCTATTACGATAAACACAAAGGAGAACCAATTATGAAAAGATTTTTCAAGTACGGCATGTTCATCGCGCTGATCTTTTTCCTGCCGTGCGCCGCATTTGCAGGATCGCAGGCGGCTTCCGGGGCTTTAGCGTCGGAGATCATAGCTTACGCAAGGTATTACCTCAACGAGCCCAATGAGAATGTGTGGGACGATGACGACGAGTTGCTGAAATGGATCAACCACGGCACTATGGATATCGTCGCCAGGAGCCAATGCCTCGAATACACAGAAGATATCGCCCTGGTGGCTTCTCAACTCAACTATCCCATCATCCAGGATTACATTTTTATCACAGCAGTTATCTACAATGATACGAAAGGCTTGATTAGAGGCAACCCTCAGAGCCTCGGCAACCAGTTTCACGAAATCGGGGAACCAAACGCCTATTTCGTGTGGAATGATGAAATTTGGGTCTATCCTAAACCGGATACCGATGCAGCGTTGAAAAATATAACTTTGTTCGGTGTCGAGCGACCTGCAGAGTTGGCTGCTTTAACCGATGCCATCCTTGTGCCCGCCCATTACGACAAGGCACTTGTTTATTACGTTGTCGCCCAAGCCTTCAGTAAGGTTGGCCAATTCGCCAAATCGCAGTATTTTACCACGCTGTATATGCACGAGCTTGACCGCTACCGCACCGATTACAACGTCATTCCCAAGGAGCCCCTTGAAATAGCGAAATAAAGGAGAGGCCATGATAAGACGTGCAGCAATCGCTGTTACGCTCCTGTGTTTTTTTTGTTTTTTTGCCGTGAGCGCTGCAGCGGATGATCCACTATATCTGCCGGAAGAAATTTACCGATCCGCTGCCCTTGATGCCATCTCCCAGGATTCCTTGGGCTACGGGATAAATCCTGTCGCTATTTCGGGTGACAGTTCCGTAATGGTAGCCGGCGCACCAAGCGGCACCGTCATCAACGATGCCGACGGTGCCGCCTATGTCTTTTGCCGAGCCGAATGCGTCGGATGGCCACAGTCGCAAAAGTTGGCCCCTTCCGTTGCGATCAATGCGTATGCCTGGTTCGGTTTCAGCGTAGGTGTGTCTGAGGACGGATCTTATATCGCCGTGGGCGCTCCCCTGGAAGACATAGGCGGCAAAGACCGAGTAGGTGCCGTTTATGTATATTATTATTCGGGCGGTACATGGGGCCAACAGCAACGCATCCCGCATCCTAGCGCTCAAGAGGTTGCCCATTTCGGGTCCAGCGTGGCAATATCCGATGACGGCGACAGACTTGTAATCGGAGCCAGGGGTGATGACGATGCAGCCACATTCGCTGGTGCAGTGCATGTTTATTCCCGCGCTGGCGCGACGTGGAGCCTGGAGCAAACCTTTACCGGGGGTGATACGGCCGCAGACGATAACTTTGGCGTAAGTGTCGCGATGTCAGGCGATGGCGGCACCATTATTGCTGGCTCCCCCGGGGCCGGTACGGTAGGCGCTGCATATGTGTTCACCCGGTCCGGTACGACATGGAGCCAACAGCAGAAGATATCAGCAGGTTCAAATGGAGATGATTTTGGTTTTCCAGTAAATATTTCTAACGATGGATTAACCACCCTTATTTCTGCCATTGATCATGGGACCAAAGGTGCCCTATATGTATACGATTATGCTCTTGGTTCCTGGAGCCTTGATCAAAAGATTATCCCTGTAGACGCTGTGACAAATGACCGCTTTGGCTTCTCGGCTTCAATCAATGACGACAAGACCCTGATACTTGCGACTTCCCCCCGTGCTGCATCTACCACAGGGGCTTCATACCTTTTTTCAAACACTACCGGGACATGGCTGCAACACGATAAGTGGTTCTCACCATCCAGCACTAGCGCGGCAGGAGATGAATTCGGCTTTTCAGGAGCTCTATCCTCCGACGGCGTTTATGCCGCTGTTGGTTGTCCCGGTGATAATGACGTCTCTGGGGCAATTTTTGTCTCTTATCTAAGCGATGGCACCATCGCTCAATCTCTTATTAACTTTGTGAGATACTACCTTCGCGAACCAAGCCCGGTTGTATGGCAAGATTCGGAATTGCTTGCCTGGCTCAACCATGGCGTGATGGATTTGGTTTCTCGGTCACAATGCCTGCAATATAGCGAGGATATCACCTTGGCAACAGGGACCGGCTCTTATGACATCACAGGCGATTACATCTATGTGGCAGGGGCAATTTATAACGATGCCAAGGGCTTGATTCGAGGGAACACGGAAAGCCTCGGCAACCAGTTCCATGACATCGGAGAGCCGAATGCTTTTGTGCCTTGGGATGATGATGTCTGGATTTATCCCAGGCCGGATGCTGATGCAAACGGGAACGCACTCACCATATACGGGCTTGAACGTCCTGACACCATGACTATTTACAGCTGCCTTGAAATCCCTGAGATATTCGCGCGTCCACTCGTGTATTACGCCGTGGCCCAGGCACTTTACAAAGTGGGGAAATTTTCCAAAGCCAGGGAAATCATGATGTGGTATTTCGAGGAGGCCGACCGGATGAGGATGGATTACTTCACGCCTACAAAAGAACTCGCTGCTAAATCCAAATAGGTGCATGGATGAAAAAAGGAACAATACGTCGTATCGTTTACGTTTCGATATTTTTAGCCGCAGCCTTTGGCCTGTCTTATGGCATTGTTTATCCCCAAGAGGAATATGCGAAGCGTCCACCGTGGGAAACCCCTATCGTAGAGCCGCCGCCGCCTGAATCACCTGAAGTTCCGATGTTGCCCGATGACGCCCCAAGGGGCGTATCTGATTCCCAGGCCAGACACGAAATCGGCACCGGGGCGGGGCAGGTCCCGGCAGCTCCTGATCTCCCAGAGGTCGGGGATGATGTGACGAAGGAGGTGGTTACTAAAGAACCAGTAGCTCCTCCGAGCCTCCCGGACGTGGGAGACGACCGAACCAGCGAGATTCCGGTTAGAGAGCCTGTAACGCCACCGGATTTACCGTCTATCGGAGACGACAGCACCAGGGAAATCCAGGTGAAAGAGCCAGTAACGCCGCCCGATCTGCCCGATGTTGGGGATGACAGCACGAAAGAGATTCCGGTTAGAGAGGCCGTCGAAGCACCTGATTTGCCCTCGATAGGGGATGATACAACAAAGGAAATCCCGCTAAGGCAGCCAGTTACACCTCCGAGCCTTCCTGACGTGGGAGACGATAGCACCCAGGAAATCCCTGTCAGAAAAGCTGTTGAAGCACCGGACCTACCTGATGTTGGAGATGATGTTACAAAGGAAACCCCAACGTCAGAACCAATCGAGCCGCCCGATCTGCCTGATGCCGGGGATGATACAACGAGGGAGATAGTGGTCAAGGAGCATTTGCCTCCTCCCGAAATCACACCGCCTCCGGATGATAAGAGGCCCACGCCGCCGCCTAAAGCCCAGGTTGCAGTGCCCGAAATCACACCGCCTCCGGAT